CACGGTTGCCTTGCCACGGATCAGGACGTAGATGTTGTCTGTGCCTGATGGCGGTGCGGCTGTGAAGCTCAGGGTTTTACCGGCAATGCTGTACGCAGTGGTTGGTTCCTGCTGTACATTCTCAACGAATACTTCGCAGTCCAAGCCAGTGGATGACTTGCTGAGCGTGAAGTCCGTAGTCGAGCCGTCACCAGAGAATGAGTCTTTGGTTACGTCTTGGTACTGAAAGCCGGGCTTGTTACCTAAGTACGCCATGTGTTACCTCTTAGGTTGAAATGTCATCAACGGTAGACACCCACACATCCACAGAGGATGCAGTATCTGAGATAACCTTCAAAGCATCTCCGCTCTGTACAACTATCTTTGCACCACCATCAAGTAACTGGAGTGCTGACCCTGCAGGAATCGGTACGTCTTTGGCTAGGTAGATGTCGTTGGTAGCGTCATTGATGTAGCAAGATACGATGACCTGCGATGCTGTGACGTTAGCCAGTGAAATACCTACCACGGTGTCGTATGAGTCAGCAGTAAACAGCGTTGCCGCTGATGTGCCTACGTCATTTGATGTGTATCGTCTAAAGTTCTGTGCCATGTTTCACCTATAAAGCTATCGCCATTGCAATTGCGAATCCTGCTGTTGCTCCGCTAGATGCGGCATCCTGAAATGATATTGTACCTGCACCATTGGTTGTCAGTACCTGACCGTTTGTGCCGTCTGTAAGGTTAAGTTCACTGACTCCAACAGAGTTAGCGGCGATAGATGTTAAATAAGACTGGAGGTCACTGATCTGGCTCTCTGTGATTGACAGTGCCGCCTGATGCTGTGTGACAGAGGTCTGAGTAATGTTAGCGTCTGGAACGTTAGCCCATGTGACCGCTGTGGATAGATCGTTAGTCTCTGTGAAGCTAGTCAGGTAGCCTGCTGTGCTGTGGTCACCCCAACCGTATGCTGTGTCCCACTGTGTTTGCTTTGCAGTGGTAGGGATCGCATAGCCTGTGTCGTATGCAATTGCCAGTGTGCCTGTTGTGGTGACAGGTGTGCCTGAGACCGCTAATCCAGTCGGGACAGTAGCCGATACGCTCGTGACCGTACCAGTAGTAGTTGAGTACCCTGCGTCATTGGTTAGCTCAGAAATGCTGTCCCCTGACTGTAGAGCCGAGTCGGCTAATGTGCCTTGAGCCGCTGTTGCGTAATCTGTGCTTGCAGTAGTTGCCGCTGTGCCAAGACCGAGGTTAGTACGTGCTGTAGCCGCATTGTTTAAATCTGATAGGTTGTTAGCAATTTGTAAGAAACTAGCAGTAGAAACTGCACCGTTGTTCCAAGCACTACCATCGTAGATACGAGTCACACCAGTTGTTGTGTTGTAATACCAATCACCTGCAGTGACTGCATCACCATTCAAATCAACGCTAGGATCAGATGTCTGCGCTCCAAGGTATAAACCATCAATTGCTTCTTGTGCGGCCTCAGCGGCTGTCTGTGCGGCCTCTGCCGCTGTTTGAGCAGTCTGTGCCGCAGTAGCCGATGTAGCGGCGTTAGTGGCTGATGTAGATGCCTCAGACGCTTTGGTAGTAGCTGTAGTCGCCGATGTAGAGGCTGAAGTAGCTGAGGTAGCCGCATTAGTTTCCGCTGTTTCTGCGGCAGTCTGAGCAGTCTCAGCGGCTGTTTGCGCTGTCTCTGCCGCTGTCTGTGCTGTCTCTGCGGCACTCTGTGCAGTTTCAGCATTAGTCTCAGCAGTTTCTGCGTTAGTCTCTGCTGTCTCAGCGTTCGTAGCCGCTGTCTCAGCACGATAGACCAAAGTGGTTAAATTAGTTTCTGTACCGGGATCGGACGGGGCCATCCCCGCTTCTTGATTCCAAGTGGTAGTCGGTGCTGTGCCGGGTGACCATTCAGTCATTACGCATTCCTCATCACTAGAGGCCCACCTGATGACCGAGCCTTCGTTGAATCATCGCCGAGGTTCTTGATTGCCGCACTGTATAGTTGCGCCCACACGCCCACACGAGCATCTTCTGCAAGGTACGGTGCTGACTGCAAGAGTGAGCCGTACAGATATACATCCGGGTAATATGTCATGAGCCAACTCGCATCATCGTCTGCACTCATTGTCGGAATGCGAGCGTAGTAGATCATAGTCAGCGTGTAGTCATCGTCCGGCTGTGGGAAGAACTCGATCTGTCCTGAGTTGAGTGTGAACAGTCGTGGCTTGCCTGCCTCATCATTATTACCTACCTTCTGGCGACTGATCTCTGCGACTGATGCGTACTCTATGGACTCGCCCTTACTGAGATGCATGTGGATGCCCTCTAGCCAGTCCGATGGTAGATTCTCAAACCGCTCATTCAGTGTAGTGGTCACGCGAGATTCTTGCCGCCAGTGGCGTAGGTCACGAGCAATCTGTGATTCTGCCAGTGCGACAAAGGTAGGAATGACCGATGTCAGATCATCCCTGTTTAAGAAGTCTGCGATAGCTGTTTTAAGCTCACCATAATTAGATAACGCCATTACCTGATCCTGTTACGGTTGTATGCGTCCATTGTAGCATCGCCCATCTTGGTTGGAGCCATAAAATTTAAGAGCGTTTCGAGGATCATGTTTGTTGACTCCTGATCAGCGGACGACTGCTGACTACTCAGCCCTTCTCGAACCTTGCTCATACTAGGCATCGTGTATCCGCCGGGTACTGGTGATGCCATAGCTCGACTCGATCCACCTGCAAGCGCACCGAGGATTGATCCTGCGCCCAGTGTGCCGAGTCCACCGTAGATTCGCTTTAGCATCTTGTCGTCGATGATCCCGCCAACGGGACGCATCTGAAAGGCTCGGATATCGCTGTGTGTCGGATTATTAGGATCAGCTACCTTTCTGACCTTGCCGCTGAGGTCTTTGGTCTCTGGGAATAACTGCGTCACCAATACGTCTGACTTCGCCATCTCTCCGACACCTTCGCCGGGTAGCTCGCCACGATATGTCCGATGACTAGCATCACCGGGCTGACGCGATACATCAACTCGGCCAATGTTGACCAACGTGCCATCACGCCCCTGTAACTGCCGAGGGTCTGTGACTGACGCTCTGGATTTACCTGCGCCGATCCCCGTGATCGCACGATTAGCATCAAGGATCGTCATTATGTCCTTGCGCTGATCGCCTGTAAGTTTGCCGTATTGATCGAACCACTTGCCATCAAAACCTTTGAACTCAGGCACAACCTTTCTGATTTCTTGTGTGAGCTTGTTTTTGACCTTCTTGGTTGCCGATGAGTCAATGAAAGCTAGCATGGCATCACCGGGCATGGTTGAGTAGTCCTTACCGCCGGGGGCCATCATGAATGGTGAGAACAAAGGATCTTTGCCTGTGGCCGCTCGCAGTCTTGCCGCCTCTGCTTGCATCTGGCGCACGACTTTCGGATCTGATGCCCAAACAGCGCCGGGGTTTAAGAACATAAAGTTCTGGCCGCCTTCGAGCTTTACTGGCTGATTCAGCGACACATCATCAATCGCAGACAGAATGCCACCACCTGCTGTACGGTCAGACATCGATGTCATGATGCCCTGACCCTCAAAGTCACGCAGATCAATTGGAGGCAAATCTAATTCGGGAGAGTCCTCTACCTGAACGCGAGTACCCTTAATGTTCTCAATCTCACCCTTTCTCAAATTACTAGAGCGTGGCTGATTGCCAGTGCGAGGATCGAACTGATCGATTATGTAGTCTAAGACTCGTTGTCTTACTGACATGTTGCCGTCCTAAAACCGCTCGCCCACGCCTATTCTATCAGACCTCAATCCTCAAGCAACGCCCGCGAGATTTCTTCGTAGTGGCGTATCCCATGAGTCTGCCTGATGGATGCCTTGTCGATAGACGGCCACCAAGCCAAAAGCGTCAGCGCCGTGGGATGCCCAGTCATGCTCAGGGCCGAGACCGAGACCTCTGGCCTCGTCACGTTTTTCGTGATACCAACCGAGTGCCTCTCGTCCGCCTTTAGTGTTCTCGTCGTGGAATCTGCAGGATGGGAACATCCTTCTGGCCGCTTCGATGCGGGACAGTACAGCGCCTGCGCCTTGATTCGGGATAGACTCAACAGTAAATCCGGCATCGTGCAAGAACCCCTCTGGTGTCACCTTGTAGACCATATCGTGCTTCCTGCCATCGTGTGGCAGTACCATCAGCGCATCCTCGTAGCCTCGATCCCTTAGCCAGTGAACGTGAGACTCAAACGGCTGTCCTACCGCCTCGTAGTAATCAATGAGGCGTACCTCTTCACCAATGTACTGAACCACCCAGATAGCAGTTGCATCCGACTTTTTGGAGGTTCCGCCGATGTCCCACACGGCATGTAGTTTGACAAGAGGATCTTTTCCAAAGAATCCGATCCTACCCTCAAGTGCCGCTTCCGATAAGTGTCGAGCGTAATACGCGCCTTCCAAGACAGTGGCATACTCTCCCTCCCATACATGGGCGTACCGATCAGGCGTGAGCCTGAGACAGTCGTCCTTCTCCTGTATCAGTACCTGACTGATCCACGGGTTGTGCTTCCAGTTGGCGTTGACGACTACAGCGCCAGTCGGAGTGTTCTCGCCACGCAGTAACTGATCAATGGCATCTGTCGGCCTGTTAGGGTTCCATGATGCCCATATCTCTGAGCCTTCCTTACGCATGGTTGGTGTCAGTAACTCTAGCGATCTGTGAGACAGCGACTGAGCCTCCTCGATCCAAGCCCGATCAAAGCCTTCCAGTGACTTGATGGAGTCGGCTGTGTGGTCTTGCATCCCGGTAAAGATGATCACCCCATCACCGGGAGTCTCGATGACCTCACGGTACACCTTGAACCCTGCCCGCTCTCCGAGGTTATATGCCTTGAGCTTGTCCTCGATCAGACGCTTGGATGATTGCTTGAGTGACTTCTGCACCTCCCGGATACATGCCGCTCGCATGCCGGGTATCAGCAGTGCGTCCTCGATCAGTAGCTCTGCAAAGAAGTGGGATTTGCCTGAGCCACGGCCACCCCATGCACCCTTGTATCGGGCAGGCTTTAACAGCGGGCTGAATACCCTCGCTGTTTCGAGCCGTAGGACTGGCCCACTCAAACCTGTGTGGCCTCGATCAGTACGCGCTCGATCTTCTGTGGACTCATCGATCCATCACTCGACAGATGATCTGTCTCTGTGCGCTCACGGTAGCCGTGGTTCGCCATCATGAGCTTGGTGATCGCTGAATTGAACTCACCTGCGAGGCCGTTGTTGATCAGCGAGACCGCCTGCATTTTCATGACGCTCTCTAACGTGTCGGAAAACGCCTCGATAGAATCACGCCATGCGTAGCATGTATCCCGGTGTATCCCAAGGTGTAGGGCCAGTCCTTCAACCGAGTGGACGATCTGTCCATCGGGTAGTTTCTTAATGTACTCGTCTGCCTTCTTCTGAAGCGCAGGAGTGTACTTGGTTGGTCTTGCCATCTTTGTGCCTGTAGCGTCCAAAGTGTGTATAGGCGCTTTATACCACCCTTCTCATTTTTCTTCCACGCCGCTTCTGAATCTGACTGTCTCCAACAACGTTCCTGCAGTTCAGTTCAGCGATCAGGAAGGGAACCTTGGCACTGCCCCTCTTGACCACCACATGGTAGCTCGGTGATCGAGTGCCGCCGCGTATGATCCTGTAGGTATGGCCTGTGGTCTTGACGAGATACTCCATCTCTTCAAAGGCCGCTGTTAGGTTAGTGAACCTCATTTGGACTTCTCGTTAGCGTCCCACCATAGGCATAGCCACACCAGTAATGAGACCACCATCACGAACCAAGCTAATAAGACCATTATGCGTCCTTCTCATCGAGATACTCTGAAAACCAACGATCAAAGCGTTCTTTCTCAAGCTCGCCGTAGGTGTCTAGATCACGAGTAGGCCCACAGAATCTGCAGACCTCATCGCCCATGTTCAGGTGTTCCCTGAGTACGTTGTCACCGCAGTTGGGACAGGTAGGGAAACGAGCGGCCTCCTGTGCCATCTCAGATAGAGTCGTCATGATCACCCCACTTCTTGACCAACCAGTCACCAAGACAGCCCAGTGCGCCTGCAATAGCGAAAGCGGCAAAGGCCGCTCCGCATACGATAAAAAGATTCGCGTACATTATTCTCCCCCTTCGATCACAACAACTTTAGTAGGGCGCTGAACTACAGTCTGCTTGGCCCCGTCACGCTCGCCGTGTGACTTGACCTTAGCCATGAACAACACAGTGTCGCCCTTGATCGCGTCAAGCTCAGAACCATCGTCCTTACGCTTCTCGATCAACTTGTTCATGTAAACAACCTTGTTGCCTGCCGCATCTTCCATGATGGTGATAAAGCCGATACCGCTGTCGTAGTAGTGGAACTTAGGACGGTCATACTCGATGACTGCTACAACCTTCAACTCAAACTGCATGCGCTCACCAACTACACCAATGTGGTTTGAGTTAGCCGCTTCCTGAGCTTTCTTAGCCTCACGCTTTGCGTCCCACTCAGCCTGACGAGCCGCCTGCTTGTCGATGATCTTGCAAACGGCGTTGTACTGACCCTCGGTCAACTTGCCGTAATTGTGCAAAGCATCGCACAAGCTCTGGACAAACTCGTTGCGTCCCCAGAACTCATCGTTCTCGGCATTCCACAACCAATGGCAAACCTCAGTGCCACGCTCGAACTTGCGACAAAAAGTCTTGTTCGCGTTATCGATGATGTAGCGTTGCTTTGCCTCGTAGTAAGCGACTTTGTTTTGAATTACAGCCATGTCGTTCTCCTAATTACATTTCAATTTCGACATGCATAGGATAGCAAACTGATCAGGGATTGCAACACTTTTTGTTTCTACGATGCATTCTTGATCTGCTCGATGCCTTCCAACCTAGCCTTAGCGAGCCTGAGACGGCGCTTGTCCTCAAGTGTGAGCTTTCGTTGCTGACTGGCTATGCTGATAACAAACTCGTCCTCTAGGGCTTCCTGTTGCATCTTCTTGGTGACAGCGGGCCGGACGTATTGGCTGTCTGGCGGAAAGATCTCTGACTTGGGTAGGCCGAGCGCATCGCATAGCGCAGGGCCGTCCGCATTACAAACGAAACAATGTACTAACACTGTGCCGTCCGAGCATTCCTTGATGCTCATGTTGTAGTCCTTGCCGTTGTGGACTGGGCATGGAGTGCGCCACTTGTCTGTCCCTGTGTTACGCACTTTGTCGAGTCGATTGAGAATTGTTTGTACTGTCATTTTTCATCCTCTGGTATGCCAGTTTTATGTTTTGACTTTTGATGAATCGGTTGACCTCATCGCTCATCCCGGACACATCTGCCGGGGTGATGCCGTTAGGCCAGACACCGAACTTGGCGCGGTACTTGTGGGCCGCCCAACCGTTGCTGTAGCCACGAGTCTTAGCGTAGTGCTGTAGCTCTCCTAGCCACTCTGACTTGCGCTCAGGGCTGTAGGTCTTGTTGGCCTCCTTGGATAGCCGCTCAAGCTCCGAGCCGTCAGTCTTGATCTGTTCCTCAATCGGTATCTCGTACCCGCATCAACAGCGGATGCCCACCATCTGACGGTAGCAC